TGAGCTGAAGTTTCAGAATAACCTGCGTCAACAGCAGCGTTTCTCTTACCTTTTCCACTAGCTATACCCTCACAGAACTTCTTTTCCATGTGGGTTAAGGTTGCCTCATTTGTTTGATGTAATTGGTCTATAGTTATCGCCATATTTATCCCAATATAACGATTTATTTAGGAATGTAAATTAAAGATTACAAGCCTTAATTATATCTTTATCCTCGAAGTAGTGATCGTGAAATTCTTTTTTCTTAACCTTTAATAATCGATACGTCCCAAGGTGACTATCGTGCTCAGTTGTAAACTCTCCAACCTTTTTACCTTTAAAGAATATATCGCCTTCCTCACAATCCATATTACTATATAAACTCATTAATATTTCTCCATCTTTAGTCCTATAGTATAGAAAATTCCACGTTTTTTTTAGTTTCATAATTATTCTTCTTTCTCTTTAATAGTGATTTCTACTTCTTTAACTTCTATCTTGCGTGCTGTATTAGAAGTGATAAAGTCTGCTTTTTCTTTCGCTTCTTCTAATGTTTTCGAAAGAATGTAATCAGTGGTTTCGTAATTCGCTTCGCTAGGCATGTATGCGAATTTTGTGATTGGATCGGAATGAAAGAAATCGCTATATTGTTCTTCTTGGCGTTCTATGTCTATTATTGCGTAAGCTTTAAGTTTCATTATATTCTCCTTTCTATATTTATTTAATTAATTTAAATATATAGAATAGATAACAATATTAAACAATATTAAAAAGTTTCTATTATATGATAGGTATGATAAAGTACCAAGGCGTCTGGATTAATCTTAGTTTTAAAGGCTTCAGTGGTGTAATATTTATTATCGAAAAATTCCAGGACGGTTATATCTTTCTCTTTGTTATAAAAAACTTTTAAAATAGTGTCGTCTATATCGTTATTATATGTTGCTATTTTATTAGTATCGTCATATTCGGCTTCAAATGTTTCTCCTATGGATTTTTCTTCTAGTTTTTCTATATATCCTTCGATATTTTTAATATCCATTAGTTCTCCTTTCTATATTTATTTATAACTATGTAAGTGTTTAGTTTTCGTTTTCTGCCAATTGATAATATCTTTAAGACTATGATGATTTAAAAGTTTAGCTGTAACAAATCCAGTGCTTTCTTCTTCTTCGGAATCAACAAGGGTAAATGGTCCAGATGAATATCTATTTATACTATGATAAACTTTAATTCGATGAGTAACCTCATTTTGCGTATAACTTTCCTCACCAATGACTTTATAATCTTTTTCATCCTCTTCGGTCATTGTATACTCTGAGTCCACAATAAGGTCGTCTATATAATCGTTCTTATGTTGGATGATATAATTAAATAGTTTCATAAGTTCTCCTTTCTATATTTATTTATAATTTTAAATATATAGAAAGAAGAACAATATTAAACAACTATCGTTTTATTTTGACTTGTGCGTCCACACTTTGAATATTAACTTTTATTTGTTTTTGCAACTCTCTATGCATATTATCTATATGCTCCATAGCTTTATATCTCTTTCCAGCATGATCGCTATCATTTTTCTCTCTACGGATAAGAGCATCAGCAAGTATTATATCGAAACCCTCAGCAGTAAAGTAAACATCGTAGCCTCTATAAATAGCCCGATGAGTAATTACTCTTAAACCATATTTAGTTAAGTCTTGAGGTTTTTCGTTATAATCAGCTTTATAGATGATATAGTTTTTTCCAAAGTCTTCAATATACTTTTTCAACTCTTCATCTGTAACACTCCCTTCTTCGTTCCTTTTTTCTTCTCGTTGTAACCAAGATAAAGCTACAACATCAGAGATACTATTTTTTGGCATTTAAACCCTCCATTCTAGCCGGTATCACGACTTCATTATCACATTTATTACAACATACTCCACTCTCTTTTACTGGTGATGGATTAGCCCCAAACTCAGTAAAAAGTTTATTACATATAACACAAGTCTTTTCGTCAAGATTGATTTTATTCTCTTTACAGAATTTATCAATCAATTCTTCTATCGCCCAAGGACTTATATCATCTTCACGAGCCATACGAGATAACATCGAAGTATCTCCCCAACTCCCTTCCATGTAATCAGTTTGATATTTAATATCCTTAAATAACCCTTTAAGTTTATCTATATCCATAACTTTCTCCTTTTTATTAATTTAACTTAATTTTAAAATATAAAGAATAAAAATCAAGTTAAACAATATTATTCTTTTCTTGCAACATATTTAGACCACATCTCGTATATATTACCTTTATCCATTAGCTTTTCATTATTAAAATCGACATGCCAGATTTTTACCATTAAGTCATTATTTTCAAACCAAACATCATAACGATAATCTAAATCACCATGCCTATGTGGTCCTTCACTTAACATTGCTCCGCCACGCTTTCCATCTTTGGCAGTATAACAAAAAGCTGCAGCATATTCGTCAGCTTCAAATCGTGGAAATTGCCAAGCAGATTTTCTTGCTTTGCTAATCATTCTCAAAGCATTCGAAGGATAGCCATCAAAATGATAATAAACACTATGTGCACTTTCTTTGTCTCTAAATGTATAACATGCTCTTGTGCTCATCTTTCTCCTTTCTGAGTTGTGCTAGTTTCTGTTTTACAGGTAGCACAACCCTTACCTTTCAGTTAGCGGTAGATACCTGGCAGAACTCCTCTAGGGTTTTATACTGGCGTGATCAGTATCTACCTATAATAGCCACAGAGATTTTAAACGAAGTCTGTGGCTATTACTATTATTATAATAATTAAAAATTATCATAATAAAACAAGTTTAACTTTTTAATGTATATGTAGATTTTTCAGATTTTCCTCCAGCACCTAAAGAATCAATAACTTCTACTGCGATAAAACCTCTTGCTCTATCCCAATCTAAATCTATTGTTTTTCCCCCTGCTGAAAGGAAATCTCTAATCTTCATGCCATTTTTGTATAAGTTAAATCTTCTCCAGCCTTCGCATCCTTCTCTTTTAGGGTTTTTAGGTACACAGAGTTGAATTTTAGCATCTCTGTCATACTTATAAGTTCCCTTAAAGTCTTTAGGATCCATAGCTTTAACTTTTGCTTTAGGTTTCACTACTTCAGACTTTTTAGTCTTAGGTGTTACCTTTGGCTTAACAGCTAAATTGATAGACATATTTCTCCTTTCTTTTTTTTATTTATTATCTTAACTTTAACTTGTTGAATATACTATATATACAATAAAATTAAACAATATACATTAAAATTAAGTCCTCGCGGCAGCCTCGGGTATTGGCGGTATTGGCATAAAGTAAGCACCAATACCAGTTATTATCATTGGTATAATTGAATAGTAGTCGAAAAGGTATTGGTATTGGCTCTTTTTATATTTTTTCATTTTATTTTTTTCAAAAATATTCTCTATATAGTAAGAATGATAAATAAAAAAATGAGTACACATAAGATAATAGGGAGTTTAAAAAACCAGAATAACATTTGAATTTCCTTATAATTAGATTAAATAAGTCTTATATATTATAAATTTAATCTAAATACAAGTATCGTTATTGCTCGTTCCTATTTATTTCTAGTACAGATAGAACTCCAGAAATAACATTAGCAGTTCCTGCACTAACTGAAAGAGTTTGGGATTCCTCCAGGATCAAAGGTCCTTTCAACAAGTTTACAGCAGTATTAGTCACTACATCTTCAATCGCTGCATTATAACTCGTGGTCGTATTATTAGCACTAACTGTTACAACAGTATTAGCTCCTAAATTAGTAGTTTGTAAAGTTTTAACAATAGCACGTGTGTCAGAAGGTACTGTATAAATTAAATTAGCTCCAGTATTAGATAGAGCAAACATTTCGTTTTTATATATATTAGCCACTTAAAAAAAACTCCTTTCTATCTTGTTCATCGTTTTGATCTTTAGGGTAAGTTGAATTTAAAATCTTAACCATATCTTGTAAATCTTCAATTAACTGGTTAAAATCATTTTGTACATACTTTTCAGGTGCAGAATTTAATCGTGATATAGGTACTTTAGCCATATTATTATGGTATTTTAATTATTCAATAATGTACAGCGAACTATGTTTAAGTCGGATCGCTATCGTCCTTTAATTCCTGTTCTAGTTTCTTTACCTCTCTAGAGATATTAACCATGTCAACAGTAACTGCACCATTAGCTATAAACTCACTAGCCCATTTGGCTTCCAAGTTTCTTTTCTGGTTCAGTTTTTCCATCAGAGCTACGCTCATATTTGTACTCCTCTATAAATAGTGCATTTGCATCATCAGGAATGTAATTTAATTCAGGTTCCCAACGAAATGTGCCCACATGCTCAGACCAGAGAGCCTTTTCAGCTACCTCTAAATTGTCAGCTTCGATAAGTCCCTTTGCGTAATAACCGCAACGCCTGAACTGAAAATACACTAACATTTAAATTAGGGTTAACATATTTTATCGTGTTTGTAAAGTCTATTTATCTAATAAAGGTCGCTCACGAACGTGAGCTTAAAAAATTTTACTTAACAGTGCTAGTGAGCTTAATCTAATAAATGTGACAAAATTGAAGTATTTTCTTTCTTTTTTAAAGGTCTACTACCTATATCATAAGCTATATAGAAGCCAATGATAGTGATCAATGATCCTAAAAAAAAGAGTAATATTCCGTAACCTATCGTCATTTTTGATTTTTATATATCTCAAAGAGTCCTTTTACTCTTACATCTATATCATTAATTTTAGAATAAAGAGCAACAGGATATTTATTATTAATGGACTCTAATTTAACTTCATGAATTCTCTCTAACAGTTTATTAAACTTTAATGAAGTCTTTAAAGATGTTTTCTTATTCAATGCCATGTTTATCTTTTAATTCTTTCGTTGCTAAAACTTCAGAATAGTATTCATCATTTAATATTTCAGTATATAAATCTAAATCTTGATCGGGTACTACTCCCTCACCT